CAGTACGCCGATGGAATCGTCGACGCGGTAGAGATCGCACAGCTTGCATTGAAGACGGATAACTCAACCGGATTAGCAGATGAAGTCGAAAAGCTCCGCAAAGAAAATGCGGAGTTTAAAAAACGTTTACAACCTGGAGTTGGTTCACCGTCAACACTGGCGCCTAAAAAACAATTTAGAGATCTATCGGTCTCTGAACAAGGTGCCGAGCTCCGCCGAATGGCAGTAGAATTTGACGAAGCTAACTAAGGTTTAGACACAGGAGATAAAATTATATGGCACTAGTAACCTCTGGCTCGCTCGCAGCGGCCTACCAAGAGTACTTCTCGAAAGAATTACTCCAACGTCAATTGCCCATCCTTCAGATGGAACAATTCGGAATGAAAGCCGCTCTTCCCCGGAAGAACGGCAACAAGCAGATTCGCTTCTTCCGTTACGACAATCCGAGCATTAGCTCAATTATCGAAGTAACCTCAGAAGGCACAAACCCTGGATCGAACGAACGTCAGTTGACCTTGTCGACTGTTGGTGCGACCCTCCAGCAATTCGCCAGCTTGGTCAAGCTGTCTGACATCCTACAGGCCACAAACCTGTTTGATTCCATGGCACAGGCCACGACCCAATTGGCAGAAGATCACGCGTTACACGCGGATACATTGGTGCACCGTGTGCTCACGACCGGAACTACCTCCGGAACTGGCACTCTGTCGACCTCTGTTCGCTACGCGCAGAACAGCAACTCGACGGCATTCATCGCCGCGACAGCAGCCAACTCGTCCTTCACGGCACTCGACTTGCTCGATTCCGTGACGTCACTCCGGGTTGACAAGGCTCCTACGATCAAGGGCGGATACGTCCTGGTTGCAGATCCTCGCACTGCTCGCTCGATCCTTAATGATGACGACTATATCCAGGCGCATCACTATTCGGGCACGGACAGCTTGCTGAAGGGTGAGGTTGGCGCGTACTACGGAGTGAAGACTCTGTTGTCGCACAACATTCTGTCCTTCGGTTCTGCTTCTGCTAATGCCATCTCTGGCACTGCAGCTGCGTCCTATAACTCCAGCACAGCGCCTTTCTTGGCGAACATTGTGCTCGGTGACCAGGCATTCGGCGTACCTAGCCTCACAGGCGACTCGCCCTATAGCCCCAAGGTTCTGATTGCGGAAGGTCCGGACAAGTCCGACCCTCTGGATTTGGTAACCTCGGTTGCCGTCAAAACGTTCTACACCGCGGTTCAGTTGAACGGAGCGTTCTACCGAGTCGTGTTTAGCCGTTCTGAAGTCAGCTAATTAACATGGGCGCGATCGTATTAATGATCGGGCCCTCGGCAAAGACTCGGGGAGGCAAAAACCTCCCCGGGTCCGAGCCTAAAAAGAAGGGGTCAAAAATGGCTAACACTGTAAGCATTCCGATCGAAAATCTAACCATCTCGCAAGAGACCGAACAGGCCGAGCCTATGGTTGGCGATATGGTTGAATTGACCGGAGAAGTTGTTGAAATCAAAGAAGGCGTTGCCATGGTTCGCGTAAGCGAGGCAGAAGGAGAGATGGAAGAAGAATCTCCAGAAGCCGAAACCGAAGGCGAACGTCTCAGGAATGCAGCCGTCGAGATGGACGGTGGGGAAATGATGGAAGACTGATGCCACTCTACGAGTATGAAGACAGGGACACAGGGGGCGTTGTAACGCTCGAGCGTCCGGTAGATGAAAGGGACAATGTCCCGAGTAAACTAAAACGACGCAACTTTCCCTCCAGCTTCAGACTTGTTAACTGTGGTTCAGATCCAGCATACCACCCAGCGGCCATGGATGGTCGCAACATTCTAAAAGGTTATCACGCACTAGAACAAAAACTCGGCTCCAAGTTCCGCCCAAGACATAAAGCCGATACAATCAAACAAGTTTGGGCAAAACATAGGAAATTAGATCCATGAGTGATATTAATCTGCGTCGCGAGTTGAAAGCAAAAGGCAAGCCCATCCGGCTTGACTCAGCCAAGGAAGCAGTTGCTGTTGAGTTCATCACGACAGCAACCACAGGGACATTTGTCTCGGGTACTTCTACCCTTGGCATCACAGTCCGACTGAACGGCACTAACTACAAGATCCCGGTCTACAGCTAATGTCTGCCGAATTAGATCGTTTTGGGGCTAGGAACGGTTTTACCGTTGGCACCACAGGCGTTTCCGGGCAGGCATATTGGGCAATCCAAATGCTGGCCGACACGACCTTCAGCGCTATTGCGGGAGACTTCGATGGCACACTGACAGGCGTGACGATCGGTTCCGGGAACATAATCTACGGACAGTTCAACAGCTTCACCGCTGGAACTGGACGTGTGATTGCCTACAAGGGCTAATTACCTATTAGCAGTCAACCCGCCAAAGGTTCAAGTCCTTGGCGGGTGATTGCATTGTAATTTTATGCCAAGACTATCTTTAGGACTAGGAGTGCAGACCATCCGCAAGGTTGGTGGTGGTGGTGCTGCGCCCAGCGAAATTCCTACGGCAACTACGACTATTGTTAATATTAGCGTTCCAGACCTTGGGCTTGATGGACTTTTCACTAAACTTACACCAGGTTCTTGGGATGGCCCAGGATTTTATACGCTTAATTTTAGTTATGTTTGGTTACTAAATTATGATGGAGATACTGTGGGGATAAACGATTTAGCAATCCAAACAGAAAATTACATACCTCAAACGGGCTGGAGAGATCCTGCAACAACAATAACAGTTGTGGCCTAACCATCACCGCCGCTTGATGAACATTCCGCTAGTCATCCTCTGCCTTGCCCTTTCCTCCTGCTCACCAAAGCACGAAGACAACAATGCTCTCCCACGCTACAGTGACATGAGTGCTGCATCTGACCTGGGGGCTACTAAGCCATGAGCGAAGAGCAAGTCTGGAGCATAGAAATCAAATTGGCCCGGATGGAAGAGCGCCAGGTCCAATTGTATAACATGGTCGAGACCTCCTTGTCAAAGTACGGAGATGTGGTAAACAGAGTATCTGCCTTAGAGCACTTCCGGACAAAGGCGTTAGCCATAGCCGGGATTATTGGACTGATATGCTCAATAGCCTGGGACATGCTTAAAAATCGTTTAGGGAATTAGGAGACAATACAATGGCATCACTAACAGCAGGAGTAACATTTACAGACGGAGTCGCAAACGACGTAACCGCGGCCAAGCTAGGCGCGTTGGTTACAGCTGCCACGCCAACCTCCGGCCTTATTCAAGATCGTACTGCCGAGACTGTTACTGCTACAAACGACACGCTTTTAATTGGTGACGCTTCCGACTCAAACAACCTAAAGCGTATTACAGTAGCCAACTTCGCCCAAACCTTGCCAACGGCCAAGGTAACAACTGGAACGATTGAGACAGGCACGTTTGGGACTACGACATCCACGGCGGCCACGATTACTACCCTTACCGCTGGAACAACTACCTCTACCGCTGCCACAATCACTACTGGAACAATCCCAACCTTAGTCGCAACAACCCTTGTCACCACAGGCACAGGTACAGCAGCAGCCCCAGCAATTGTTCCTACTGGCGATACCAACACAGGCATTTTCTTTCCCGCCGCAGACACGATTGCGTTTAGCGAGGGCGGTGCGGAGGCGATGAGGATTGATTCAAGTGGCAATGTCGGGATTGGGACTGTGAGTCCTCGTGGTAAGCTAGATGTAAGTGAGGATGTTTATGTTGCAGCAGGAAAGCAGATTCAAATTACTGGAAGCCCTGGAACGACTGGTCTTCAGTTGTTCGGACAAGACGCAGCCGAATCCTTGATTGGGACAATGAGTTCTCAGTCGCTAGTGTTACGCACTAACGCCACCGAACGCCTCCGCATTGATTCAAGTGGCAATGTCGGGATTGGGACTGTGAGTCCTGGCACAAAACTTGACGTTAATGCGTCTTCAAATACTGGAATTAGAATCACAAACGGAACGATGACTGGCCTATTTTTCAATAGTGCAGACACATCAATAGTATTTGGGACGCAAACAAATCATCCAGTAAACTTTTATGCAAATAATTTGCTGGCTGCGACTTTAAGCACAAGCGGGAATTTTGGAGTTGGAACAAGCGCCCCAAGCGGAACACTTCATTCTGTTTCCGCATCCGCATCTACAGCTGCTGGAATTTTTCAAATAACTGCAACATCATCGACATCGCAAGCAGCACTTTCTGTTATAAAACAAGACTCTAATACTACAACTAATCAGACATTTGTTTTATTCCAACACGCTGGTGGAACTAATTGTGGAAAAATTAACGCAAACGGAGCAAATACAGCAGCATTTGGTTCTACTTCAGACTCAAGATTAAAAGAAAATATCACAGCACTTCCAAGTCAGATTGATAATGTATGTGCATTAAAACCATGTGAATTTGATTACAAGGATGGATCTGGACATCAAATAGGATTTATTGCCCAAGAAATGCAGGAAGTATATCCAGATTCTGTGGGTGTTGGTGACGATGGAATGTTGACAATAACTGCATGGAGCAAGACAGAGGCAAGGTTAGTCAAGGCAATCCAAGAGCTAAAAGCTAAAAATGATTTATTAGAAGCAAGGCTTGAAGCACTAGAAGCTAAATGACCCTAACCGAGATCGCTCAGTTTGCCGGAGAGAAGATTGGAAAGACCGATTCTGACACTCTCACGTTCTTGCAGAAGTCAGCATCGCTGAACTACCGGCGCGTCTGGAACTTTGCACCCTGGCGCGAAAGCGTAACTAGCTCGACGTACTCAGTATCTACATCTACCAGGACAGTGACGCTTGGGTCATTGGTGGAAAATCCTCTTTCTATTGCATATGGTGACAGCGAACTGCTGGCAGTAGACTTACAGACAATCATTAGCCAGGATGCTGACTTGCTGGACGACAACAGGACAGGAACTCCAACCCAGTACTACTTCACAGGCCGCGGAACGTCCGGGACTGCACAGATCGATCTTTATCCGTTACTGAACACGTCGAGCACGACGCCCCTCAAGGTGGTCGAAAAGAATCAGTGCTTAACTAGGTCAAATTATGTTGTGGACTTTCCGCCGGCGTCCAACGCAATTACCGACGAGCTCAGATTGCCACACGTTCAGCACGTTGTCCTGGCACTGACTCACGCCGACGCCTTGGAAAGGGAGAGGCAGTACGCAAAGGCTCAGGCTGTGGTGGCAACAGCGAATGCTGACCTATCTGCAATGGCTCAGTACGAAATGAGCCAGGTCGGAGGAATCAAGGTCATCACTCCGTCCAGCCTTGGAGAATTCAGCATATTAGACATATCGGTTTAGTGCTATGCCACTTTACAACGACAACCTAGACGATCTTCTAGCCATATCCGGATCGTTTAGTTTTGATGGGGGCCAGGTATCCGGCGTCACACCAAGCCTAATTGCGAACAACCAGGCTAGCGATCTTTCCAATATGACGATAAGTCCGTCTGGAATTCTCCAGACGCGACAAGGGATCGAGCAGATATCTTCTAATGTATCCAGCGGATCGTCGATCCAGGGCATGCACTATCTCGACACTCCAAACATTGAACACATTATTCTGGCGACGAACGGAACGATCTACAAAAGCACAAGTGCCACCAGCTTTTCGACGACAAATGGCACGGTCACGAGCGGGGCTGTTGACGTAGACTTCACGCAATTCAAAAACAAAATTTTCTACACGGACGGAGCTAGCGAACTTCACTACACGGACGGAACAACGTCGTACAGGCAGGGGTCAAAGGTCTCGACAATTACGGTTTCAACCCAGGGCTTAGGATATACCGGGTCGACTGCAGCAGTAACAATTGGAGCACCAAATTTAAGTGGAGGAACAAACGCAACTGCCGTTGCATTGATTTCAAGCGGAACCGTGTCTGGCGTAACAATTCTAAACTCAGGATCTGGATACACATCTGCTCCATCAGTAACCATAGCTGCCCCACCGGCCGGTGGAGGACACTTTACGGCAACAGCCACAGCAACCATATCAAGCATCGCCCCAGCAGGACTTCGACTAATCCGCCAGTTCACAAACAGACTTTTTGCGGTTGGAACAGGAGACAATCGGAACACTCTCTACGCATCAGATCTTCTTGATGCAGAAGTCTGGAAATCGACGAACAGCATTATCGTTGGCGGCGACGACGGAGAGGACATTGTGGCAATTCAGCCTTTCTTTGACTTTGAAATCCTTGTGTTAAAGCCAAACAAAATCTACCTGGTAACGGCAGACCCAACAAAAGCAACGGCTGCGGAATGGAACGTAAGGTTGATCAACGACAAGGTTGGATGCCAGGCCGGGAGGACTACAATCTTTACAACTAAAGACGTGTTCTTCCTGTCGAGCGATGGGATAAGGAGCGTAGTAAGGTCGATGGCAGACGACTTTTATACGGTCGGAGTTCCAATGTCCGAGCCTGTAAAAGATATTATTGCGAGAATCAACAGAGGATTCATCTCGAAGAGTAATGCGGCTTTCCACAATAATAGATACTTTCTAGCGCTACCCTTAGACTCTTCGACCACATGCAATTATGTGCTCGTCTATAACACGGTCTTCGGGTCATTCGAAGGGCTATGGTCAATCAGTGCCAGCAGAATGGTGACAACGAACTTTTCTTCTGGATACACGACCACTGGGATCAAATTAGCTATTGGTAGCCCAACAGGACAAGTCGGGCATCTGTACGACTATCTTGACCCAGATCTCCAGGGTGATGGCAACACCAACTTCAAGGACTACGGATCGTCATATGAGAGCTACCTTGTGACGAAAGCGTATGACCTAGACGACAAGGTATCGAAGAAGTATGGGTCGCACTACGAAATTGAGTACTACTATTCAACGGCAACAAACTGCACGATCCAAATGAAGCGCGAGACTGATTCCCAGTACGTCACAATCGGAACAGCGGTTGACACGTCTACCCCCGGGGGATTGACGCTACCGTTCACGCTTCCAGCTACCCTTTCGGCTCAAACATACAACTTCCGGGCAGACAGTCTCAGGTCGTACCAGAAGTGGCGGAACATAAAAATCAAGATGCTGGCCCCATCCAGAAAACTTTCTATTAGGCAGATCACTGTCGCGGCCAATCCAGACACGATCGAAATCCAGAGCAACATATGACAGCGGTCGAATACATTGAACTGTCCGGCGTCCCGGAGTCGAGATGGCCCAACTTTAGGGAGTGGTTTAAGTGGTACCAGGACAACTACCTGGTTGGAATTGCCAAGGACGGAGACAAGATCTCCGGGGTGGCAATTGCAAGGTGCTTGCATGAGGGCGAAGAGCCTATACATTATGTACATAGGCAGAATGGAAACACTGCATTTGTAGACTTGACGGTCACCTCTACAGATGGTAGTAGTACACCTTATAGCCGTTTGGCTATGAAGACATTATTGTCTATACTCTGGAGCAGATTTGGCCCGAGGAAGAATATTGTTTTTAATAGGGGTGGGAAAAGAAAGGTTTACGATTACATGAAATTTATGCGAAAGGCACTATTATAATGGGAGGCTCACCATCAATTCCGGCACCACCTCCCCCGCCAGATCCGGGAAACGCGGCCAAGGCGAACGAGCTTTACTATCGTTCGTCATTGGAGACATATATTGCAAATCAAGGCGACGTAGCTGCGCTAGAACAGCGCCTCCGCGAGAAGTATAATCCTCGTCAGCGCGAACTTGAGCGCCAAATGTCGGCATTAGACGCGCAGAGGGCGGCACAGACAGGGCTCCAGGTTGAGCGTGAATATGGATCACAAAGGTCCCTCGAGGCACTGCGAAGACAGTACGAAACGAATCCAAATGCGTTTGCAGTACAACGAGGACTAGGGGCCCAGGCCGCGACTCAGTACGCTCGCCTTTATGGTCAACCGGCGGAGGCTTCAGTTCCGTATGAGGTGAAGAAATCTGCTGGAGCAAAAGAAGCAAACTATTTAACAGGGTTATCGTAATATGGCAGCAAAAGCACCAGCACAAACAGCGGAACAAAGAGCAGCCTACATCAAGGATACTCTAAAAGTTGACCCTGAAATTTTCAAGTCGTCTGGATACAATATTGCTGCAGCAACTAAAGCAGCCCCAAGCATAACCAAGTTCCAATCAATGGGAATGACGGACTTTTCGTCCGTTGTAAACGCAAAGGGTGTATTTGATACAACCAAAGCTGAAGAAAGTCTGATCAAGGACGTATATAAACTAGACCCGGCAGAATATAAAATAAAGCCAACAACGGTATCAGATACAACCAAGCCTAAAGTTTATGACAGTAAAACAGGGAAGTCCGACTACCCTAAAATAACAATTCAGGGTTACGACATTGCGAAGGCAAATCAAAAATATCAATTTGAACAGCCGAAAATTCAAAAAGTATCTGAGCTAGAAAAAAAGCCAGACAATTTACTACAAGCATTAAATTACTACACGACAGCGTTGAGCTCGGCTCAGAAAGTCGGCATAAACAATCTTAACGCTGCCGACACTCAGTCGCTAAAAGATGCGGCAAGACTTGTTAGGGATTTCAAAACTGGAAATTTAAGCAAAAATGCAATAGATATTATCGACAAAATCGGCGACGTTGAGTCAAAGTTGAATGAGATAGAGACTCAAAGGCAAGTAGTAAAACAAGAGAATGACGCGATTAAAAAGTTTAGAGGGTCTCAGCAACAATCGCAAAAAGGGCTTGCGCTACAGGAAGAGAAGAAACTAACAAGACTACTTGCCGAAGCGAGCCAGGGGGCACCTCAAATTGCGGAGCTTGTAACAAGAGTAAACATTCAGGATCTTTCTCCTGGAATTGGAAAAATTCCAGAAGAGGACATGAAGGCGCTGGACAATGCTCTTGCAAATCTAAAGTTTGACGTAGCAACGAAGGAAAGCGGAAGCAAACTTCTTGGTAGGCTGAACATCAATGTCACCGATCAGCAAATCCTAGATGATATTAATTCTAGGACAAAAGCAAAATACGACGAGCTTTACGCAACGGCAAATTCAATAGCTTCTGATTTGAAGGGTCAAATTGACGAGGCGACTCAGTACGGAAAAGATCTTCCGGCTGGGGACAGAAGGGTTGACCTTAATAATAAATTTATAGCTGATCTTCAGTCCAAGCTAGACGCTGTCAACGAAGACGTCGTGACGACAAAGGGTCTAGTTGACAACTACAAGCCAACAACAGCAGAAGAGGGCGCCAATGTTCTAAAAACTTTCCGAGAATCGCTCCTACTTCCAGAGCAAAGAATGGTGGACGAAATACGGCAGATCGATCCAGCGACTGCCGCCATGATTGAAGACCTTACAAAGGCATACGCTGATTTAGCGAAGGCCGACATTGGAGAGACGACCGATCCAGCTACCGAGGCTCTACGCAGGGACATTCAAGACAAACTTACTGCACAAGTTGCGCTAGGATCTCAACTCGACGCCGAAGAGCGTAGACAGTACGAGCAAGCAGCCAGGGGAGCACAGACTGCCAGAGGCAACATATTTGGAGTTGCCCCAGCCGTTGAAGAGGCTGTTACTACAGGGCTTGCCGGTGAGGCCAGGATGCGGGAAAGGCTCGGAGCAGCTTCCAGCTTCCTATCCTCCGGTCAAAGCGTAACAGACGCTCTTAGAAGAGATAAGGCATTCCGCGAGGCGGCAACGCTCAATAGACTTGGTGCAGCTGCTGACTTTACTTCGTCCGGGGCGACTATGTACAACATGGCAAATCGTCGGGCTGCGGAACAAAGTGGAGGACTTGCCGCACTCGTTGCTGGGGCTGGGACAACGACAACAGGAACATTCGGCGGAGGTCAAACAGCAAACATTCCATACATGTACGTCGATCCGATGGCAGGATTTAGGGGTGCCCAGAATGCCACTGCTCTTTACGGTAGTGAGGCCGATTACTTGGCGAGGACTTACGGTGCTTATGTTCAGGCCCAGGCGACTACAAACGCGGCGAATTCCACTCCGCAATATCTTAATGCTGCATCCAATTTGGTTACTAGTTTTTCTCCAAAGGGAATAGTCGCAAAAGGATTTTTCGGATAAAACTTGTTTTAAGGAAATAATATTATGGCAGAAGTTGAAAGACCACTAATTACCCTACCCTGGAACGAGGGCTATTACAGGAGAGAAGAGCAACGTCAGGCATTGGAAGACGAGGATCGCGCACTCCGAGTCGGAATGCTTCGACAGAGTTTGGACGCAAAGCTGAATCCAGAACGCGAGGCAAAAAGAGTTGCAGAAGCATTGATGCAGACGTCAAATCCAGTTGAACAGGCGGCACTCATGCAGCGTTTGGCGGAAACCACAGGAACAAGGACAGCGCCAGGGACAAGCATTGTGGTTCCGGCTGGACTTCCAGAAGAACTTGTCGACATGTATGTAGATCGCCAGGTAAATAAGGTTAAATATTATCGCGAGAAGGCGATGATGGAGCAAGACCCAGAGAAGCGCAGAATCATGATGAGCGTAGCCGATGCTGGAGAAAGGGCGCTTGTTGCTAAAGGGAAGGAATTGACACAGGCAGATATTGCTTTTGAGTCAAATCTCCGCGAGGCGTATCGCATGGCAGACGAGCTTGAAAACACTGTTCAAAAGTATGGAAATTACGAGACTGTTGATCCGGAGGGATCTGCCACATTATTGCAGATTCCGTACCTATTCGCAGTATCTCTGGCAAAAGTTCTTGATCCAGGATCGGTTGCTAGAGAGGGAGAGGTTGAGGCAGCCAAGAAATTTGCCATCCCAATGGGTACGTCTCCAATTGGAATTGGAATAAATAACAGATTTACAGGCCCAACTACGGCAACAACGCTTGCAGCAATCAGAGGGATGAGGGTAAGGCTAAAAAGAAGGTCAGAAGATTACGGCAGTATTTCCGGAAGGACTGTCGAGTTGCCAAAGTCAGACCAAGGCAATCAATCTCAGGTCCAGCAAGCCGGACAGGCTGGACAAGCCGGACAGGCTGGGCAACAGCAACAGGCACCGCAACAACCAATGCAACGCCCGATGAGCCCATCCGGATTCGGCGGATACGATCCGCGTACTCGCAAGGTAATTCAAAACCGCTAGTCGGTCATGGCCGACGAAATCATTCAGGACCCACTGGAGGCAGCAAATTATTTGCTGCGCCAGTACCGCGACAATCCTCAGTTTGAGCTTACTCTGGAAGAGGCGTCGTTAGTTCATAATGCCTATAAGGGCGGAGTTTCATTTATAGACTCCAGGCCGGTTATGGACGAAAAGTCCACTGCTTCATTCTTGCGATCTCAGGACGAGTCCGATCCGACATTCATAGCTAGCCCGGAAGAGTTTTCGATCCTAAAGGCTACCGAGCCTGGGCTTATAAGTAATATTGAGAAAGGCGCGGCCGGGGCTGTAGAATACTTTAAGCCTGTAATCAAAGAGGGAGTCCCTGAGTTATTGGAAACACTTGGGGAAAGTCGCCTATCTCCAAAACTTGCTGGAACTGTTCTCGAGGCCGGGGCAAGGGGAACGCTTGACCTTGCTACAACTGCGGCTGGAGCGTCTAAATTTATCGAAAAGGCTCCATACATGGCGGCTGGGGCGCTTGGCCTACAAGACGACTACAAGTCGTACCTGAACCAAAAGACGATAGATCAGAACTATCAAATGCAAGCGATCGACAAGATTAATCAAGAAAAGCGAGCTCAAGGCAAAAGCATTATTGGATTGCCGGAAGGAACGTTTGCACCAAAGGCCGCTGAGTTGGGGAGCATGTTCTTAGATCCCACATCTGTCGTTCCATTTATAGGAACTGGAGCCAAGGCTGCAGCCACAGGCGGGAAAGCACTGAGGGCCGGGACGAGAGTTGCCGGTGGGATTGAGACCGCGGCTCGGGCAACAGGAGGAGCGATCGATCTTGGAGTTGAGAAGATTGGCGAGACCGTCCAGAGAGTATTGCCTGGAGTTAGCGCGCCGAAGACGGTAGGAGCTATCGCCACAGGGGCAGCGGCTGTAGGCATTCCCGGAGCGTTCCCAATCGGAGCCAAGATTGCCGGAGCAAGGGCCGGTGCAGAGGTCGTCGAGCGTGGAGCACAGGCTGCGCGCATAGCTGGAGAAGAGATCCTGACAGGACCGTCCAGGATGACCGTCATGGAACGCGTCGCCAAGAACCAGAAGAATCCTGAGTGGCTAAGAAAGGCCGCGAACAATTCGATCGCGTCGTCTCCCATCACGCAAGGTGCCGCGGAGCTTGGCATGGAGACAGGCAAGGGCGCTGTTAAGTCTGCGGCCGTCGGCGCAGGGTTGGGTTATGTGGCGTCCGGTGGTGAAGAGGAAGGCATTGGTGGCGGAGCCGTTATCGGTGGTGGACTCGGAACAGTTGGCGGGACGATCAAGGGCCTAGCCGAGATCCCCGGCAAGAAAGCCATAGCCAAACAGGGCGACGTGAACAGGCTGTTTGCAAGACAGGCCGACCTAGGGCTAGACGTAAACAAGATTGCCGACTATGTCCGCAAGGATAATCGACCATTCCTAGACGCTGCGACTCTCCAGATGATGGCACCTGACGTTCAGGTTGAGTTTCATGGACGCGATTCGTTTATGATGCCCGAGAATGCCGGGATCAACGCGGCCGGAGTGGTTAAGGCTATTCCTGACAAGTCCGGGACGACAAGGCTTTTGGTCAACATGGACGACATGCGAGCCTCCGGTGACACGGTTAAGCATGAGATTATGCATGCCATTATGAAGTCCCCAGCGATCAACAAGGCTGAAGGACGTATGGCAGTTATGTCGGAATATGGTGAAGAGGGTCTTCGCAAATTTGGAAATGAGTACGCTAGGAGACTTCTGGAGGGTGAGCGCCAGGGGCGAGGGGCACCAACCGAGGCAGAGGTCCGGGCCAAGGCAAATGAGCTACGAGAAGGATCTCAGCGGTCCGAGCCTGGAGCCGGGGACCTGGATTGGATTGCGGACGAGGTCCTGGCAGAACAGTTTGTGGGCGAGTTCCGCGGGAAGGACCTAGATTCTCTGCGACGCAAAACAATCCCTGGAACAAATCTTTTATCGTTACAGGAAGGCTATTTGGCTCCTGTTGGAAGGCTTTTGAATAAGTTCGGGATCGATACGACCGGACCTAAGCCGACGAATATTGACACACTTTTTAAAGACAATCCTTTAGTGCCATCGAAGCAGTTGCGCGAACTGACGACAAGATGGTTCCGGGACCGCGACAAGTATCTCGACGGACTAGACAAGGCTGAAAAACAGAAAGACGTCGTACTGGTCACCGGGGCTGGTAACAAGAATTTAGCCAACAATCCTGCAATCAAGTTTACTCGCAACAGAAAGACGAACCTCGAAGAGAACGACTTTGCTGTGAAGTTCCCGGACGGAACAGTCAGGGCTAAAGATCCGGCATCGATCCTAGCAGTTGACAAGGCCCGGGTGGCAGACGTTGGCCGACTATACAGTCCGGATGCTGTCTTGGAGCGCGGTAGCCCTGAGTTTGGGGTCAAAATTCAATCTGACGGCAAGCCATACGTCGGTGGCAATACTCTCCCGGAGGGATTCTTCAACCTCGACAGCTTTAATGATTTTACAAAGGAAGTAGCCAAGACCCTTCAAGAAAGTCGCCAGGGTGGTAAGACATTTTCTGTCTGGTACCAAAAGATCGGAACAGGCGAGGATGGTAGCTGGGCTCAGTCCGTTAAGCGCGGACTAGGAAATATCAAGGTAGGCCAATCCGAGATCGCCTTCCTTGGTTGGCGCCTGTCCAAGGCCGGGAATATCTTAGCCCAGGCAGTGGATATCTCTGCTCTGCGCGGTCGTATGCTCGATTTCGCCAGGGGTGGAAAAGGTCGCATCAACGAGATTTGGGGTGGAGACCTGGCGTCGTATGAGAAAGACGTGATGAAGTACCTCGATAACCATGCCAACAATCGCCCTGGAGACGAGGGGTTGGGAACAGCAAAACGCGACGCGATCAATTACCTGTTTGGAATCACCAACGTTGCCAATAAAGGCGTCAATCCGATGTACGCCGAGGGACGACCTCCCGGCAGCCTGGTCAAATCCTATCGCCTGGACCGTATTGCCAACTCCCGGGACACTGGTCGCACTGGATTCTTTATTGATTATCAGAAGCAAGCAATGAATTTGGCCCCCGGTGATGTTTCGCTACAGAAAGCAATACGCGACAAGATGCCAAACATGGCAACGCCAGAGCAAGTGAGGGCAATCATTAAGCCTGGACAATCTCGGGGTGTAAACGAAGAGGACATTAAGTTTACGGGAATAAACCAGGAGATCGATAGGCTTGCAAAAGAGAACGCGGGGAAAGTTCCAAGGGACAAGCTGGAGGAGTATCTGGCCGGTAAGGGCAGGGTCCAACTTGAGGAGACTAGGTACGGAGCGTCAAAAGGCCAGAAGGTTCCGCTAAGCGAACAAGAGACATCGAGGCTCAAGGAGCTCGAGGCCGCAGACTCAGCAAATCCTCTTGGTGGAATGGATGACGAGATGGGGGATGGTGCGTATGGAGAAATGATGGATCTCCAAAACAGAAGAGACAACATTTCGACATCTAGCCAGTTAACCAGAATGTCAATAGCGGCTCAAGAGGCTGCACAAAAATACTTAAAAGATGAGCCAGTAAAATTTCAAGGAAAATACATACTCCCATCTGAAGAAAAGAAAATTTACGACACCTTTGACAAGATGATGAAGGAGTCAGAGCACCTTAATGCGAGGGCGGAGCAGTTTGAACGCGCAACGGTATCCGGAAACGCTCCAAGATTTGGATCGTACACGATCCCTGGAGGAAAGAATTACAGAGAAGTTGTGCTATCCAGGAAGCAAGACCAAGGGACGAAAAGAAGGGGGGCATATAGAATTGAATTTAAGAATGCAAAAGATGCGGACGGTTTCCTGACAGACATAAGCGCGGCTGGACTCGACGAGCTTGATTACGGAAGAATTAGTGGCGAGGACATATCAACGAATGACAGGGTCGTAGAGTTTAACGACACTGTGACACAGGAAATTGTTGACCTTGCAAGAGCATACGACGCGAAACTTCCGAATGAGTCAATTGAAAAAGCATACATTTCAAAGCATTACCCAAAGGTTACCGACTATATCGCGCACATGCGCCTGGACGAAAGGCCCGATTCTGCTGGCAGGGATGGATTATTTATTGAAGAGATTCAAAGCGACAGGCACCAGGAAGGAAGAAAGTTTGGATACAAAGAGGATGATAGTCTTTTAAAATTAGAAAATGAATTCAGAAAGAAGTACGGTGATCCAATTGAATTCGAAAAGTTAAGCAAGGAAGATCAAACAAGATGGTACAGGGCAGAGGGAGAGAGCAAAACAGATCCGTATAAGAGTGTGCCTGACGCTCCATTCCGAAAGGATTGGCCTATTCAAATGTTCAAAAGGGCCCTGGCCGAGGCAGTTGATTCCGGGAAAAAATGGATCGGGTGGACAACAGGTGCGGAGCAAGTGGACAGATATCCTGGCATGGCTGAAAATAGCAAGGCAGGAATGACAAAGTTTTACGACCAAATGCTTCCGTCTGAAATTGGAAAGTACATGAAGCAGTACGGGGCCCCTGTAGAGAAGTCGTCCATAACAAACGACCGATATTATGTGATAACCCAGGATGGCAGGACGCTGCCAATGGATGGAAAGAAAAGCGCAATGGAATCAATGGCATCTAATCCTGACTCAAGAATTGTAGAGCCAGATCAGATCCCAATGTGGAAGATCGACATTACTCCGGAGGTTGTTTCCGGGGTTCGCAAGATGCAGGAGATGGAAAAAGAGTTTTCCGGGACCACCAAGAATGAGCCAAAGTTTACTAGCCTAATCGGCGGCGAGGAGCAGAAGCAGTTTGCCCCGGCCACGACCGAGGAGGACAAGTTGCGTGAATTGGCGTCGAGCGTTTCTGGGCTAAAAAATGCAATCAAATTCATGACCCCCGACGAGCAAAAGAAACTTCGCCGGGATACAGGACAGAAGATTGTTGATATTCGCGAGAAGCTACCGTCGGCACAGGAATTTGCGGAGGTCGCAATCGCCGGAGAGGCAAAGCGCGGATGGTACAGGAAAAGCACCCAGGCGTTGATCGACGTTTTTGACAGCGACGCACCAAGGTTCGCGGCTCTTCTGGCTGCGTTGTCGCCCCAAACCTCTGTCGAGAGCAACCTAGTCAACGCGCTTAGAACATGGACGCTATGGGTCAAAGAAGGACGCCCTCAGTCCACCGACAAGATTTTGAACATCATGGCAAAGTCTGTCCAGGGTAGCGGAACTCTTGATTCAGTCTTAGGCGCCTGGAGGAACAATTCGATAGAGGCACTCACATCCATAGATCCCGAGAAAATCATGCTCTCCGGACCAAAGGTAAATTCGTTCATGCTCAATCTGCGCGACATGGTGAACGAGGTGACTAATGATGCCTGGATGGCAACATTTGCCGATATTGAGCAGAGCATGTTTTCTGGTAGTAAGACCAAATCAGATCCAGGCAAGGGCCCGGGATACTTGGCTATGTCGAGTCGAGTTCGGGAGGCTGCACAAAAGGCAAGCGAACTAACTGGAGACAGTTGGACTCCGGCCGAGATCCAGGAAACCGTATGGTCGTTTGCTAAGACTCTTTACGAGATGCGTAAATCTGCCGAAGAAAAGCGCACCATGGTACAAATCGTCAAAGAAGGCGGGTTGACAGGGGAGAAGATTGGGGAAACTCCTGACTTTTCTTCGTTGTTGCGCACCGGTGAATATCGGGATATACTTGTGCGCAATGGATACGAAGGTGCAATCGCCCTCCTTGAGGGAGCAGGAAATAAGCCTGACAGAGGAAATATTGCTGGAGCGGGAAAAGCGCCAGGAGTCTCTGAAGGCAAAGCAAAACCGTCTCTTAGCGGTCCTGTTGAGCCAACCCGCGGGGTCCTCTCCTCGGCAAAAAGGCTAGACACTGTCTTTAACAGAAGACTCGCAGAGTCGCTTGCCAATCAAGGCAAAAACCTCGAATCAGCAGTAAAGTCTAGGCTAATTAAAAAGCAACTGGAGGCCAAAAAATGACCTCACTCAACGTCGCGGTCGGCCCAATTGGTAATGAATCCTGCCGTACTCCCGGACACGTCGATGACTGCTCCTGTGCTGGTGACGTATCCTCCGTAGGAACTGCTGTTGTCGACAATCATCTTCCTGTCCAGGATCACTCCTCCGTAGGAGCCGGACGCGGTTGTGATCATTCTTCCGTTGATGTACCCAGCGTACTCCCCTCCGGAGGTCTGGATGATATCCCCGGCGAAACAGTGACTGAGTGACAAGGCGACCGACAATAGGATTTTCTTCATGGCTAATACTCTAACACAGATGCCCGAACTAAGCGCAAGCACAAATTTAACCCCATTTGGGGCTGGAGAATTTGATAGGCAAAACGCGTCTAGACCGATGCAGGAGCCACAACGCGCCGGGTGGACTGATGAGAAGGGTCAGCGCCTAGTAGCCATGTCGGAACGGATGCGGTCCGCCGCGACGATGGACGATATTCGGGCAGAAACAGCCCAGAGAGCAATGGAGGATCAAATGACTAAAAATATAATGGAACAGGAAAGCATGATTGGGCCTCGAGTCCCGAAGAACGAATACGACTCGGCCCTGGCAACGGTCGACATGGAGGCTAGGAAGGACAAGGCCGGTAACGTTCTTGTATACGGCCTTCCGCCTGGGGACATGGGCGGAAGCTACGAGGTTGCCGGAATCAACGACAAGTATCATCCAGCAGCCGCCGAGATGCTGAAGAACTTGCCACCAGAAGAGCGCCGGGACGCCGCGGCAAGGTACGTCGTAGAATATACCAAGCCTTTCACGTCTAAACTTCCTGAGCCGTACCGGCCCTTCTTCCAGGACCTGGCATTCAACCGAGGGGTTGGTGGTGCTACAAAGTTCCTGCAACGCGCAATCGGGGTAAAGGACGACGGAGCCCTTGGGCCTCAGACACTCAAGGCCCTGGAGGGAATGAACCCATCAGAGGTAATGAAGAACGTTTCCGTCGAGCAGATGACCTACGAGAGAAGGCTTGCGGAGCAGAATCCGGAACGTAAAAAGTTTCTCAATGGTCTCCAGAATAGAGTCTCGAACAGATATAGACTTTTCGGGAATGCTCCAACCGGGTAATCGTCAGACAGGGGCAGTAGGAGTTGCCAGGGTAATCGCAGGACTCCTCGCTTCAGGTTGGAATGTGTTGACCCCATTCGAGGACAACGCGGGGTACGACATCGTTGCGGAGAAGGACGGAACATTCAAAAGAATCCAGGTAAAGTCTTGCGGATCTCCACGATTGCACAGCAGTGGCAGAAGGGGCCCGAGCTACAAATTCAGCACCGGCCGCGGAGTCGACAAAAGAAAGTACGGTAAGTGCATCGACCTAATATTCCTGGTTGCGCTGGACAAAGATTTGCTGTGGGTATTTGACTCAAGAAAAATGAAGGCGACGCGTTCCGCCTCTCCAGAAGATTCTATTGCCTGGATGAGTTTGGCTAAAATATAGCAAGTCAAGCTAATTAATAATCCCCCAAAATAATGTATTGACCCAATTGCCGAGTTTCGGCAGAGTCCGGTGATCTTGAACAAAGGAGGTCACTATGGGCGGAGGGAGAATGTCACGCAACAAGGGGAAGCGCGGTGAACGCGAGGTCTCAAGTCTGCTCAGTGAGGCTGGATGGAAGGCTAGGCGCGCCCAGCAGTTCTGCGGGTCGCCGGATGGGGGAGCTAGTGATGTACTGGTCGAATCAGAATTCTGGCCCTACCACGTCGAGGTCAAGTACTGCCAGCAAACCAAAATTTACGATTGGATGCAACAATCTTCAAACGATTCAAAAGCTGGTAAGACGCCTATCGTGTGCCATCGAAGAAATCAAACAGAATGGCACGTCACAATGAAATTTAAGGATTGGATCGATTTAGTGAACAATAGTCTTCCGATCGTGTTGCCAGCAGTCACACACGCAAAAGACATTCATCAGACTTCACCTCAGATAAACCCAAATAAACCATAAAGGAGACACACATATGGCACTAGTATTGAGCGAAAACACAATGAAAGAAAGACCCTTGGTAGAGGCGGGAGCGCATCCTGCAATCTGCTATTCGGTCATTGACATGGGAACCCAAAAGAGCACCTACCAGGGTGAGACGAAGGAGTTGAAGAAGATCCGGATCGGATTTGAGGTCTGCGATCAGAACGACGACTTCGAACAGGTAGAGAATGGCAAGGTCACCATCATCAAAAAGCCGTTGGTCTGTTCCGCGGAGTTTACCGCGTCGATCGGACCGAAGGCGTCGCTTCGGAAGTTCGTTGAAGGCTGGCTAGGTTCAGCACTCAACGCGAAGCAACTTGCCTCATTCAAGGTGACAGACTTCCTTGGGAAGTCGGCACTACTCAACGTAGTTCACAAGGTTAGCCAGACGTCCGGCAAGACCTACGCTGCGATCGGATCGGCATCCAAATTGCCAAAGGGCATGGTTGTCCCCGAGCGCGTAAACAATCTTGTCTCATACGAGATCGAGCAGGGCCAGGGTGGCGAGTTCGTCAACTTGCCCAAGTGGCTACAGGAGAAAATTCTCCTATCGAAAGAGCTCGGTGGGGCCAAGTCGACCGTAGCGACCGACGACGGAGCACCGTTCTAATGGCACTAGAACTCTCTACTCATTCGGAAACACCGACGAGGCTTGTGTCCGCGGAATTTTCCGCGCACTGGTACTCGACTGATGGAGAGGCTTACCACACAGTCCTGGACGCTGAAGGGCGCGATCGTCCAACAACGCTCCGGGACGTGAGGAAGCTAGCCAAGGAGGGTATTGATTTGCTTCCGTCGGTCACTTCAGTGATGAAAGTGAAGGACGCCCCGCAACTCAATGCCTGGAAAATAACTCAAATCCTGCTAGCAGCCGACGAGCGCCCGAGGTTCCCAGGGGAAACTCTGGAAGATTGGGCCTTGGCTGTTGAGGAGTTGAGCAAAGCAGTAACTAGGAAGGCGTCGAACCATGGCACTGCTATGCACGACGTCCAGGAGAGACTGCTACCATTACTGCGCGAAAAGAAGGAGCCTGTATCCGTAAAGGATATTGAGATTCGCGAGGATCTCATCCCATTCGCGGAGCACATGGTGAAGTGGATCAACTCCGAGGTCGTCTCCTCCTATTGGGAAGAGAAGGTGCTGGTCGGTGCAGGATATGCCGGGAAGGCAGACGCACTGATCGATCACTCCGAGTATGGCACATGCCTAATCGATCTGAAGAACAGATCGTTCGACCCGGAGAGGGTCACAGCATCGAAGCGCCCGATTTATGCCCACGACGCCATGCAACTAGGAGCCTATAGGAAGGCCCTTGGTAAGGAAGTGCACTGCATGTCGGTGATCCTGTCGTCGAAGACTCCGTCCGCTCCGTTTGTTTACAAGTGGAGTGAGCAGGAGTTGGAAGATGGTTGGAGTGCTTTTCAGCACTGCCTGGCACTGTGGTGCTTTGACAAGAAATTCAAACCCAAAGGTGTGCAGTAAACAATAAATCAAAGGAGAAATAAAAATGAAACCAGGACTATACGCAAACATTCACAAGAAGAGGGCCAGGATCAAAGCTGGCTCGAAAGAGAAAATGAGAAAGCCGGGATCTAAAGGCGCCCCGACCGAGGAGGCATTTGCCAAATCTAAACTTAGTGCAAAGGAGGTCGGTTATGGCCGATAGTCCAGCGTGGCAAAGGGCTCTAGGAAAGAACCCGGAAGGTGGGCTGAATGAGGCCGGGCGTCGTAGCTACAATCGGTCTACAGGCGGAAACCTAAAGGCTCCGGTCAGCAAGAAACAGGCTGCTCGATCGGAGACCTCGGCTGCTAGGCGAAAATCTTTTTGTGCTCGCATGTCGGGCATGAAGAAGAAGCTGACCTCGGCTAAGACTGCTCGGGACCCAAACAGCCGAATTAATAAAAGCCTAAGAAAGTGGGATTGTTAATATGGAATCAATCATGGAAGCAATCGATTCGCTGGGCACGGCAGTCCGCGAGCTCCAGGAGGGGCTCCCGGTCAAGGATCATACAGAACCAACGATCGAAGACGTAGCTACCTATGCGAGCAGTGTGATCACAAAGATCATGAACCGCGGGTCAAACAAGTCCAGGTTTGGAGAGTGGTTCCACAAAAACTCGCTCCGCTATAACTCGGATCGGGCAATTGCCCACATGACCCGGGCGATGCAACAGATCGATGGCAACGTGTCTTCTCCGGACGGTTCCGGTGAAACATGCATCGACCATCTTGAGCGCGCACTGGTCCGGGCAGTATTCACCCTCTACAAGGCGAAGGAAGGAAAGATACGGTAATGGCTGGGCAGATCATTGAGTTGATATTCTTAATTGGATTAATCACAACTATCGTGATTGTGCTTGCACCATTGGTTTGGGTGACCATGATCACGGTCGAGAAAATTGACAAAATCCGTGACGACAAATAGTACCAGCATCCATATCGGTCCGAAGACGACGACCTGGGAAGACCCGCTCGCGGTGTTTCTCCACAAGGACGAGTCAACCAGAATGGAGCGCATCATGGAGTATCTGTCATGGGAAAACTATCGACTGCACCAGATCATTCAGAGATTCATGGATGAAAGGAAACCGACATGATCTTCGTTCAGTGGGGTGAAAGATACTACGCGGTAACTTCCAACGGAGATATATACGATTCTGGCGGGAAGCTGGCGATCGTCCCAGAAGGATTAAAGAAAGCAATTAAGGAGGCTGGAATAAATGAAGAAGCAAATAGTAACCGTTAATTGCCAGTTACCAGAATGGTTTGAGAAGCATTCTCTCCCCAGGATGGACGAGGCTGCGAAGAGATGGGACGCAAAACTTGTCGTGATCAGACCCGACAAACCGATCGGACTTCTAGCCAAGATGGCACTTGTGGAATTTGTTCAGAATGCTGACAGGACCTTATTCATCGACAGCGATGTTCTTATCTCTAGGAACTGCGAGAATCCGTTCGAGGCATTCCCGAGCGGTCACCTCTATGCCTGTGCCGACGCTCCTCACGGTGATCAGTTGCATTGGGGCCGGGCGAACGAGATGATCCTGTCCCAGGCAATGCTCGGGTCAATCAAGTGGACTCAAGGCTATTTCAACACCGGGGTCATGCTGTGCGACAGCGGACACGCTGGAGCATGGTCAAACTTTGTTTACGCACCGTTTGCATTCCCAGAGCAGACGTTCACGAACTACCGGGCCAGGGCGTTGGGATACTCTGTTCGCTTTCTAGGCTGGGAATGGAATGCGATGGAGATCAACACGCCAAAGGATAAGAAGCAGTCGGAAGGATTTATGCCACACGCTGCTGGCATCTACGGAGACAACCGCGCGAAGTGGATTGAGGAAATGGATAAGGTACTACCATGAGAATACTAACCCTAAAAGATCCCATGATGTTGGATGATCGTTTGCATCATCCTCACGATTCAATCGTAGTTCCGAATGAAGTTAAGGGAGTTCCAGGCACCCACGCCGATGCCTACACGATCCCGTACCGGGTCGGTTGCGCTGCCGGAGGCTACGCTGCTTTGTATCGAGGCGGGGCAATCGGTGACCAGTTCATCGCCATGGGCATCGCCAGAGCAATGCAACACTACGAGGGAGACGGAAGGGTCGAGGCTTATATTCCGCAACGGCATCTTGCCTTGTGGGAAGGATTCGCAGGGGTGAGACCATTGCCACTAGCCCCAACCATAACAACCTGGAAGTCGTACAAGGGCCACGTTTGCCTAGACGATATCTTGTCGAAGACAGCGCACCTAGACGGAAATGTTTATGACTACGTCTACAGATCCTGGGGAGTTGAAGTTGACGATCAGTTTAAGAAGCCTTACGCCAAGTTGCTGGAGAAGGATCAGCATGAGTTGGCTACGCTAGGATTCGACGTTGGCGGACCGTTCCTGCTGTACTCAATCAGTGGGTCGAGCCTGTGGAAGACATACCCAACCTACGAGGCGGGGCTGTTCATCAAATCATTCCTGAAGGAGAACAAGGATTGGCACGTCGTAGCTGTGGGCCACGACGATCCCCCTCTGTCGATCACGCACAGTAGACTGCTTAATCTCCAAGGCAGACTTCGCAATGTCAGGTCACTAATGCACCTGGCCGCACGTTGCGACATGGCAGTGTGCCCGGAGTCTGCGATCATGCATATCGGGGCAGTGTTCGACACTCCAACGGTTGGGCTGTACGGACCCTACGGTCCAGAGCACACGTCGAAGTACTACCAGTACGTCAACCCGATCTTCCCTAAAGATGTTTGTCCACACGCTCCGTGCTCGGTGTACGAGCATCCCAAGGACAAGTGCAAAGATGCAGTCAACGCAATACAAGGAGAACCCAAATGGTGCAACGTTCTAAGATCAATCAAGCCGGAAGACATTCTGGCAAAGACAAAAGACATTCTCAAAAGCCTAAAAAAGAACTGATCAGAATCGTTTCTGAGAAGAAAGTTGTCTGCTATGAGTTGGGCCTAGACGTGGACAAGGACGTCTACGAATCAATCGTTGAGGCTGGTCGCATCCACATTGCAAACGACAAGGAAGCCCTGTTCCAATACGCGCTGAAGACAGCGCTCAAGGAGGTTAGACATGAGCGACTTTAAGCAGAAGATCTTAACGGCAGTGTGCGAGCCGGACGTGTTGACCGAGCATCAGTGCAACATGATCCGCGACGACGCTCAGGTCATAGGCATGAAGAGATCTCACATTATGAATAAGGACGGAACAACCCGGGCCGCGTTCACCAGGACATGCTCTTCGTGTTGGGTGCCGTTCGCGGAACACTACAAGTGGCTATACGAAGTGGTTAGGAACATGGCCGGAGACATGAACCAACAGCACTACAAGTTTGATATCACCGGCATGCAACAGTTGCAGATCCTGCGCTACAGGCCCGGGCAGTTCTTCCTGCCACACTTCGACTGCTTTGATGGTAGCGACCGCAAGCTAACGATGGTGATCAATCTATCAGATCCAACAGAGTTTCTCGGCGGAGGACTCAGGGTTGAGTGCGACTTGCACAACGCAAAGGATGTGAAGAAGCGGGGGTCGGCAACGATGTTCCCCGCCTACATAAGGCACCAGGCACTGCCAGTGTTCTGGGGCTCCAGGTGGGTGCTAGTCGCTTGGTTGACCGGGGGACAGTGGAGATGAACGGTTGGTACGCAGTTATTGTTTGGGTAATTGTTTTTGGATTGTTGGCAATCTACTGCGATAAGCTAACCAAATGAGAGCTCTCGCCTGGACTTTTTATTGGATAGGAGACTTGATCTCTAGGACGTTCATGCGGTTTGGATGGGGATACTCGATCTACAGCAAGGTTATGAACTGGTCTCTTAGCCTCGATAAGGATGAGTCTGTTTGGAAGAAGGTTAAGAACGATTTGCCCTGGAAGAAGTAATGGCAACGCTCAACGAAAACATTCCCAGCTTCAAAGCTATGGTGAAGAAATCATTCTTCACTAAGAACGAGGCGGACACAGAGTTTTACAACGTCTACGTCTTTGCCTTGCAGTCTTGTCCCGGGACCATTCTTACCTTTCATGTGATGACAGATTCGGGGATGCTGCGGAGTCGAGTGCCCCTTTCCGAAATTTACACGCAGGAGCCAACCAACGACATACCTTTCAACTTCAAGCAACTCTGGGACTGTTTCAGCGAGAACGTGACCGTGACCGAGTACAGCTTCCTCGCCTACCACCGCGCACAGATCCTGCTTAGGGATGCGACCAAGGTTTGGGGCACATATCTATTCACAGTTGATTGGTTCAACAATCCTTACTCGGACGAGCCCTCGGACTACAAGTGCGGCCATGTGTTCGAGGGTGACGATGGGTACTTGCTGTGCATGCCCAATAACAGAATCTTCTGGCGCGATTCCAATTGGGTGACAAAGAAGTTGCCAGAAAATCTCAAGCAGTTTCGGGTCTGCACAGATCTGCCATCGTGCGAGAACCGCAGTGACAAGTGGGTGACCGAGGACACTGATTCTTTCTATTACGATCTTCGTAAGGAAGAACAGTTGTGACGGTAAACCATAAACAGAAAGGACACATATGCCATTAGGAA